TGCCGATACTGTCAATGACCAAGTAAACGGCACTAAAGCAGTAACTACTGCCGGTTCAGATGAATTGCTTTCAAGCATGAAACTGAAAAAAGGTGACTTTGGTAACATTACAACAGGCTCTGCAGGAGATCATTCGATCCCAGTTGCAGCACGTTTGCCTGGTGCCACAGCCCTTCCAACTGCTACAGCTTCACCAGCAATGGTTGTTGCTCGTATGGCTCGCCTCTTGGATCAACAGCAAGTTGATACTCAAGGACGCTGGCTAGTTGTTGACCCAGTATTTATGGAAGTACTCCGTGACGAGGATTCACGCCTCTTCAACGCAGACTTTGGTGAATCAGGTGGACTACGCAATGGTCTGGTCTTGAATAACTTCCACGGTTTCCGTGTATATACTTCAAGCAACCTGCCTTCAGTTGGTACTGGTTCAGGTACTACAGGTACTGCAAACCAAAACGCTAACTACGGTGTTATCGTAGCTGGTCATGATTCTGCTGTCGCAACTGCGGAGCAAATCAACAAAACTGAAACTTATCGTGACCCTGACAGCTTCGCTGACATTGTTCGTGGTATGCATCTATACGGCCGCAAGATCCTTCGTCCAGAAGCTCTTGTCAACGCCAAATATAACTTGGCATAAGGGAGGACTAAACAATGGCTTTACAATCTCCAGTTCGTATTGAGACTGCCGTGATTGCTCACGGTAATCTTACCACTAGCTCAACTCACGAAATCGGTGTAGTCCCAAGCAATTGCGTGGTTCTTGCTGCTGGTTCTGAGTGTACTGCTGCAGCCACTGTCGGTGGTGCTAACGCAGTAAGCTACGGTGTAACAGGTGGTGACGTTGACATGCTTGGTACTGCTGATATTAACGGTGCTAAAACATTAGGTGCCACTACTACCACAGTAAACGGCATCACAAATGTCACAACTGCTGATACGACCATTACTGCATTGCTTGCAGGTTCAAATGCTCCTTCAGCAGGTTCTTTCCAGTTCTTTGTAGTATATGCCCCAATGGGTGCTACTAAAGCTGCTGCGGAAGTAGACCGTGATACGCTTGCATAAATAACTTTAGGGGCTGCTTTCGGGTAGCCCCTTTAGGTTATCTTAAGGAAACACAATGGCATATAACTATTTAAATCTTACAAATGAAGTCTTAGCTAGATTTAATGAGGTAGCATTAACTTCATCAAATTTTGTTAATTCTCGTGGGTTTCAAACTCAGTGTAAGAATGCAGTTAATGATGCTATTAACTATATTAATACTCGTGAGTTTGGTTGGCCATATAATCATGCTACACAAACAGAAACACTTGTAGCTAGTACAACTAGATACAGCATACCTGCTACAGCTAAACATGTAGATTATGATACATTTAGACTTATTGATAATCCGTCTTTAGGTGTACAAGGTGGATCTCTTATTATTTTAGATTATAAAGAATACTTAAAAAGATTTGTTGATCAAGAAGATAAATCAGATGTAGGTGGTGTACCTACTCATGTATTTAGAACACCCGATAATAAATTTGGTTTGTATCCTTATCCAGATAAAGCGTACTCTTTAAAATATGAATACTATGTGTATACCACAGCACTTAGTGTAGCAACAGATGTACCTACAATACCTGAACAATACCGACAAGTAATTGTAGATGGAGCTACAGCTTTTGGTTATCAATACCGTGGAGAAGGTGGAGAATACCAATTAAACTTTAATCGTTTTGAAGATGGTATAAAAAGTATGCAAAGTTTATTATCAAACAGGACAGATTATATCCGTTCAACTGTAATATATAGATCACCTATTGGAAGACCTTTAGTTTAATGGCAGATGAAGCAGGTCTCAATCCTTTTATTTTTCCTTGTCAAGGTGGGTTAGTTCTTAACCGATCTACTTTTACTATGCAACCTGGACAAGCTTTTGAGTTACAAAACTTTGAACCTGATATTAAAGGTGGGTACAGACGTATTAATGGGTACGTAAAGTGGAGTACTAATATTGTACCTCAAACTGCATCTTCAACAGAAAAAGTTCTTTTATCTGCTTTTCATGAAGGAGAAGTTATAGCTGCTAGAGGCACTAAAATATTTAGAGCTTCTAATGGCAGTACAAATACAAATGGATCTACAACTAATTCAGCAACAAGTGTTGTTGTAAATAGCACTGAAGGCTTTAGCAGCACTGGCACTATCTTAATTGGTACTGAACAAATTACTTATACTAGTATTGACTCTGTAACTTTTATAGGTTGTACTCGTGGTGCTAATAGTACAAGTGCAGCAGTTCATGCAGATAATGCAGTAGTAACTCAGTATTGGACAGAGATAGATAGCGGAAGAACAGGAGCAAAAAAATATACTCATTTTAGATATAATCTAAATGGAACTCCTACAATTGTAGTTGCTGATGGTTCTAATCGTGCTTCTTTATTTACTTCAGGTAATTCAGTAACAGATATTAATACTACTAATTCACCTACAGATCCTCAATTTGTAACTGGTTTTAAAAATGCTTTGTTTTTTGCAGGTATGTCATCTAATCCACAAGAGCTAGTATTTACTGCTCCTTATGGACCTACAGATTTTTCTGCTGCTAATGGTGCTGGTTCTATTAGAGTAGATAGCCCTATTACAGGTATATTTCCTTTTCGTGACTCTTTATTTATTTTTTGTGAAGAACGTATATTTAGACTTGATGGAAATACGATAGCTGATTTTGTACTACAACCTGTAGCTAGAAATATTGGTTGCATGAATGGTTTTACTATACAAGAGTTTGCTGGTGATATTATATTTTTAGGACGAGATGGTTTAAGAACTGTAGCTGGTACCGAAAGAATTGGTGACGTAGAGTTAGGTTCAATTAGTACACCTGTTCATCAACTGTTTAATATTTACTCTGACATAACTGAGTTTGACTCAGTAATAGTTCCCGATAAAACTCAGTATAGAATATTCTTTTGTGATACTTCTGGTAACGATGCAAGAACTAAAGAACGTACTAAAGGTGTTATCTGCCATAGAACTGCAGAGGGTTATGAGTTTGCTGAAACTTTAGGTATTCAACCTTCTTGTACAGATCACATAAATGAAAATGGTATTGTCTATGTAGTACACGGTGGTTATGATGGTTATGTATATCAACAGGAGCAAGGTAATACCTTTGATGGCACTACTATTATTGGAAGATATAGGTCGCCAGATATTACAATGGGTGACGCAGGAATTAGAAAACAATTTCAACGTGCAGTAATAAACTATGCACCTGAGGGTTCTGTAAACTCCGATTTATTTGTGAGATACGATTACGAAGATCCTAACTCTGCAAGACCTGCAGCTTATCCTTTTGATTCAAGTAAAGTTGTGGCTTTGTATGGTACAGGTGAGTACGGAACAGTTACATATGGTGGTCAGTCAAACCCATTAATTAGGCAGCCAATAGAAGGCTCAGGTTTTGCAATAGCATTACGTGTTGTGGATAATGGTGTATCCGTACCCTATTCACTTAAAGGCTTTCAGTTAGAATTTAAAGCAGCCGCTAGGAGATAAAATATGGCAGGTTATGCACGACAAAGTACATACACAGATGGTGACATTATTCAAGCATCAGACTCAAATGATGAGTTTGATCAACTTGTTGCTGCATTTAACGCAACTAGCGGTCACGCACATGATGGTACTGCAGCAGAAGGACCGATTATTGGATTCTTAGGTGATGCAGGTGTAGGTACAGCAAAGAATAAAATTGAAATAGATTCTACTAATCACCGTATTAAGTTTTCTATTAATGTTTCAGGTACATCAGTAGAACAGTTTAGATTTCAAGATGGTGTTATTGTTCCTGTAACTAACAACGACATTGATCTTGGTACTACATCACTTCGTTTTAAAGACGGTTACTTTGCAGGTAATCTTGATGTAGCTGGTAACATTACTCTTGGTGGTGATATTACTCTAGGTGATTCCGACACAGATAATATTGTAATCGGAGCAGAAATTAATAGCCATGTTATTCCTAACACAGATGATACTTTTGACCTTGGCAGTGCAACAAAACAGTGGCGTAATCTTTATATTGATGGCACTGCTAATATTGACTCTCTGATAGCTGATACTGCA